GTCCTGGACCACGCACTGCGGGTATTCTTTGCCGTTTTCTTGCCTGCAGATGTCGTGGATGGACGGCCTCGAACCATTGCGTCAATCATAGCTACACGTTAATTGTAAATAACTCGACTGGATTTTTGAGAAGGTGTATAGGAAACATAGGGAAATAGACACGCACGTCAGTGCTTGTGGTAGCTTCCATAGCCCCGGTTTCTAACTTCTCGCCAGGAGGGCGTGTATACGCGGTTGATGGTCTGGTTCACGTCAGGGACTAATGCGGTCCTGAGTGAGAGCAGCATATTCGTTGGTACTTTGAAGGAGGCTCGGTAACCCCGCAGCTAATCTCAATAACCATGGCCAACGTCAGTTAAATCACCCCCAATCAGTAGGAGCAGCCATATGGTGTAGGTCCGAATGAGGTTGGTGGAGTCGGGTGCGTGGTTTAATTAAGAAGAACCGGAAATGATGGTCTCATTCCGGGGTACCCTACTTTTTCATGGATGGAGTCAATCAAACACAGAACACTACCTGTAACAACAAAGAGCAACAAGAACATGTCGTCATTGACATTTTTGCGCCCCCACAACCAAAGAGGCAAGTACCAACTTGTTTCCTCTGTGGAAAAGAGGGTCATAAGAAATTTCAATGTCCTAGGAACAAACAGGGAGGCACTAGGCAAGCGAAGAACGATTCCGCTGTCGCCGACCAATTTAAGGATGTCCTTGACAAAGCAGCGGGGGTTACTGACGCGAATCTTGAATTCCGAAAGGAAAACGAGGTCCTTAGGGAGGAACTTCTCGCAGCTCAATTGAGTTCCAAAAACAGTCAAGACAAAAAAGCACGACAAGAAGAAATCGAAAGGCAGCGGAAGGAGTTTTGTTCGAGAAACCTCGAAACATTTCAACAAAGGTTTAACCGGATGGAACTAGAACGGACAGTTGTCTCAAGAGGATGGGTTTCGACGATTTGCGTCTACCTCGCCTTTATAGCAATGTTTGTCTTCGCCGTATTTGTAGGCGACCATACAGCCGCGCACGTCATAGGTCTCTTCTTCATTTTTGCCCATATTTACTGTACTATGTTTGTATTATTTGTAATTATATTTCTCGGTTTTCGCTTGAACCGGTACATTTCGAATGCCATTGT